CGGGAGCTAGAAGAGAAGCTGAAGGCAATATCGGCAACTGAGAACAATCCGGTTGACCCTGGGCCGAAGCCGACACTTGAAGGCGCTGATTACGACACGGAGAAGTACGAGGCCAAGCTGGCAGAGTGGTTTGACCGGAAACGGAAAGCTACTGAACTCCAAGCAAAGGCCGAGGAAGAGCAGCAAGCCCAACAAGCAGAATGGCAAAAGAAGCTCGAGAACTACGCAAAGTCGAAGACTGAGCTGAAGGTTCGAGACTACGAAGATGCCGAGGCTGCGGTGCAAGAGGTACTGAACGTCACTCAACAAGGCATCTTGTTGCAGGGCTCAGACAACTCGGCACTTTTGGTTTATGCGCTGGGCAAGAACCCGAAAAGAGCGAAGGAACTCTCGGAGATAAAAGACCCCGTGAAGTTCGCTTTTGCGGTATCGAAGCTCGAATCACAACTCAAGGTGACAAAGAAAACTGCTCCTCCTCCAGAGAAGACCCCACCGTCAGGCGGGGCAAGGTCAACCGGTGGTTCCGACGAAGTGTTGGAAAACCTACGCGCAAAGGCCGAGCGCACCGGTGACTACACGCAGATTTTGGCCTACAAACGTCAATTGCAGTCAAAAAAGTAACCTATGGCTAACTCGTTCAATAAAGAAGAGCGCGTAGCGTTTGAAAACCTCCTTGAGGGGTTCAACGACGCGCTTGTCCTCTCCCGTAACGTCTCGATTTACAACACCGATCAGACGATGATGGAGCGCACCAACAACGTCATCTGGCGCCCACAGCCCTACATCGCGACTTCGATCTCGAATGCAGGGGTTGGGACGGACATCACCAGCGTTGGTGGCTACTCCAGCTACACTCAGCTCGCGGTACCCGCCAGCATCAACCAGACCCGCACGGTGGCTTTCGAGCTCAACGCTCAAGAGCTTCGTGACGCTCTGCAAGAGCAACGCCTTGGCGACTCGGCGAAACAGAAACTCGCTTCTGACATCAACGTGTCGGTGATGAACCTCGCGGCCAATCAAGGCACGCTGGTGGTTAAGCGCACGACCGCTGCTGGTGCTTCGAGCGGGTTCGATGACGTCGCCCAGTGCGAGGCCATCTTCAACGAGCAGGGCATCATGGACGGTGACCGCTACCTCGCGCTCAACACGCGGGACTACAACGGCCTCGCTAACGACCTTGCCAAGGCTTCGCGCTCCTTCGGGAACCAGAAGTCTGACAAGGCTTATGAGCGTGCGTACGTTGGGATGGTGGCGTCCTTCGACATCTACAAGCTCGACTACGCGGTGCGGTTGGCTGCTGGATCTGCTACGGCGACCATCAACACGACCGACGGTGCAGCGAACTACTACATCCCGAAAGCCATCTCGACTTCGCCAACGACGTCCGAGCGGCTCAACGTGGATAACCGTTTCCAGTCGCTGACGGTGGCAGTTTCCGCTGGCGCTTTGGCGGCAGGGGACGCATTCACCATCGCAGGCGTCAACGCAGTGCATCACATCACCAAAGGCGACACCGGCCAGCCTAAAACCTTCCGTGTCATCTCGGCGAGTGCGCCTGCTGCTGGTAGCCAAGCTATCGTCATCAGCCCTCCGATTATCTCCAATCAGGTTGCTAACGCGGCTTCCGCGCAGAACCAGAACTGCGTGGTGAACACGAAGGCATCGAACTCCTCAATCACGCTCTTGAACACGGCGGCAGCTCCTGTGAACTGCTTCTGGCACAAGGACGCGATTGAAATCCTCCCTGGCCGCTACTCGCTCCCCGACAACGCTGGCGTTGCGGTGATGCGCGGTTCAACCGACCAAGGGCTGGAGCTCGTTATGACCAAGCGTTTCGATCAGAACACCCTCACGACCAAGTATCGTGTGGACACGTTCTACGGGGTTGTGAACAAGCAACCCGAAATGAGTGGTATCATCCTGTTCAATCAGGTATAGTCACCTCACGGGGGGTGGCCCTTCGGGGCCATCCCCTTAACTTTACGCAACTTATGCCGCTCAAGAAGGGTTATTCGCAGAAGACAATCTCCTCCAACATCGGTAAGGAGATGAAGGCCGGTAAACCGCAGAAGCAAGCGATTGCAATCGCGCTCTCAACGGCTCGCAAAGCGAAGCAAGCGGCTGGAAAACCCGTTGGAAAACTGAAAAAATGATTGAGTTTCCTGCAATGGTGTACCGCTCGCCAGGGAAGAACCCTGCGCGTTATGGCACCTTCGATTACTGCGGCGTCGAATCCCAAGAAGAACTCGATGAAGCCCTCTCCTTGGGCTGGAGTTTGACTGTTGAAGAGGCGGTGGACGTCTATAACAAGGCCGTGGAAGACGCTGTAAGGCTCAAGAACGAGCCTAAGGTCAAGATTGTGGTCAATGAGCCGGAATCCGAGGCCGCGCCCCTTCCTGAGGCTGCTGGCGAGCCGGTTTTGTTGGCTGAAGACGAAGAAGAAGAAGATAAACCGCGCCGCAGGCGCAAATGACGCATGGGATACACTAAACGCCAGTTTGTTGAGGCCGCTTTTGAGGAGCTTGGACTGGCGTCTTACGTGTTTGACCTAACGCCTGAAGAGCTTCAGTCGGCGGTGCGCCGGCTCGACGCCATGGTGGCGCAGTGGTACGCGAAAGCCATCCAGATTGGCTATCCGCTAACCAACTCGCCCGAGAACGCGGACTTGGACACCGAGACGAACGTGCCGATTACCGCGAACGAGGCCATCATTTTGAATCTCGCGATGCGGATTGCTCCGCAGTACGGTAAATCGCCATCCCCAGACACCAAACTGGGGGCGATTGCCGGTTACCAGACGCTCCTCATGCAGAGCGCCAACGTCCTTCAGCAGCAGTACCCTTCTCAGATGCCTTCTGGCGCCGGAAACAAGGACGTGGACTGGCCGTTCTTACCGGTTCCGTCCATCGCCCCCATCGAGCAACAACCCAACGGTCAGCTTCTCTTCCTCTAACATGGCTATTCAAAATCTCGATAACGTCGACAGCATCAGCAACTCGACGTTGTTTGCGGTCAACCAGAACGGGCTCGACTACAACTGCACGGCAGCGGTGGTGGCTGATTTCATCGAGCAAAATGTGACGGTCAACGACGGCAAGGTCATCCAGTACGCCTCACCCATCGCCGGCTCGACGGTTGCCATCAGCGGCACCAACAACAGCGTGTGGTTGGTGCTCACGCCCATCAGCACGGTGGCTACGCTGACGATCCTGCTCCCTGAGGTGTCGGGCTGCGCTGCCAACCAAGAGATTCTCGTGAACACGACGCAGACCATCACCGCGCTCACGGTGAACTTGAACGGTGCTGTGGGCGGCGGCGTTCCGACGACTCTCGCGGCAAATGGTTTCTTCAGACTCCGGTTCGAGCCGGTCATCCAAAAATGGTATCGCGTAGGCTAATATGACACTCCCATTCAATCCCTCATACGGCAGCGGTGCGACACGCACTGCTACAACCACCTCGGCCCAGTACGCAATCCGCAATGGAACGCGTAGCGTGTGCGTGACAAACACCGGTGCGACTAACGCGGCCTATGTCCGAATCGGCCAAGGCACGGTGACTGCAACCGCGGCTGACTACATCGTCATGCCGGGCAGCCAAGTCTCACTTGGTAAGTTCCAAGATGATGACGTCATCGCGGTGCTCTCTTCGGCGAGCACGACAACCCTTCACATCATCTCTGGCGCTGGCCTGTGATTCGCTATCTATCCAGACGCAGATCGAAGATTCCCGCCGCGGTGTCTGGCGTTACGCCGGTGCCGCCGCCAACAGATTCGTACTACCTGCGCCCGGGTGGCGGAACCAACTACTATCGCCGACCCGGTGGCGTTGACCGGTACATTAGACCCTAAAGCATATGCCTGACCTTACAGTTTCAAACGACATCGACTCTTTCATGCAGTCTGCTTCGAGGCAGGCGGCAATGGACAATCTCGCGGGCGCAACGACCTCCGGCCAGTACCTTCGCGGGAATGGCACCGACGTGGTGATGAGCGCGATCCAAGCTGCTGACGTTCCAACGCTGAACCAGAACACCACCGGTACAGCATCGAACGTGACCGGAACGGTCTTGGAAGCCAACGGCGGCACAGGGGAAACCACCTACTCCAATGGGCAGCTGCTCATCGGCAACGCCGCAGGCGGGCTTACAAAGGCAACGCTGACGGCAGGCAGCAACGTGACCATCACGAACGGGGATGGAGCGATTACGATTGCATCTTCTGGCGGCAGCGCAACCCCGACCGACGTGCAGGTGTTCACTTCCAGTGGGACGTGGACAAAGCCGTCTGGGGCTGTATCGGTTAACATTCAACTCTTTGGCGCAGGCGGAGGAGGTTCGAGTGGGCAGAAAAATAACAACACAACAATCGCCCGCGTTGCAGGTGGTGGAGGTTGTGGAGGTTCCTATTTAAATGCAAACATCAGGGCATCAGATTTAGGGGCAACTGAATCTGTTTCTATTGGCCTTGGCGGCTCAGGCGGGGCTGGACAAACAACAAACGGTGGAAGTCAAATTGCAGGCACAGCTGGAGGCAATACAACTTTTGGGTCGCTTATTGCTTTGGGAGGAGTTGCTGGTCAGGCCAACGGAACTGCTGGCACTGGAGGGCTGCAAGCGAATCCTGGTGGATCTGCTTCTGGAACAGGCTCAACTGGCGCGGCTGGATCTCCTTCGCTTGTAACTGTTTTAGCTGCGTATGGTGGTGCTGGTGGAGCAGGAGGAGGCGGCCTTACCAACACATCAGTGACTTCTGCTGGAGGAGCAGGCGGACGGTCTCATGCATTAAATTTAGCTGGTGGAGCAGCAGGAGCGCAAAGCAATGGCCCAGCTAACGCAGGGGCAGGGGGAGCGGGATTGTCTGCTCCATCGAACCTATTTGCAGTTGGTTCTGGAGGAGGAGGCGGAGGAGGCGCAAAAGGTGGCGGAAGCGGAGGAGCAGGTGGAGCAGGTGGGTTCCCAGCAGGCGGCGGGGGTGGCGGTGGAGCGACCGAAGATGGAGCAACAAGCGGCGCAGGCGGCGCTGGCGGCGCTGGGTTTGCTATTATCACAACTTACTTCTAAGCAATGAAATACGCAGTCGTTGATGAGGCTACCAAAGTAGTAGTGAACATGATTGTTTGGGACGGTGTAACCCCCTACAATCCACCGCAGGGCACAACTCTCGTTAATGTCACAGATACCCCATGTGGCATGGGCTGGATTGAGCAGCCAGACGGAACCTTCGCCCCTCCTCCTGAAGATGCCTAAGAAGCAAGTCAACCTCTCGGTCAGCCGCGGTGAGAAGCTCCCTGTATCTCAGGGAGCAGGACTCACTGCCAAAGGCCGCGCCAAGTACAACCGCGAGACGGGAAGCAACCTTAAGGCACCGGCACCCAACCCAAAGACCGAGAAAGACGCTGCACGTCGGAAATCGTTCTGCGCGAGGATGAGCGGGATGCCTGGGCCAATGAAGGACGAGAAAGGCCGGCCCACCCGCAAAGCTGCTTCACTCAAACGCTGGAACTGCAAATGAAAAAAGGACTCTACGCCAACATCCACGCTAAACGCGAACGCATCGAAGCCGGTAGCAAGGAGAAGATGCGCAAGCCAGGCTCCAAGGGAGCGCCGACTGCGGCAGCGTTCAAAGCATCCGCGAAGACCGCCAAGAAGAAGTAATGCAAGTTCCACTGCTCAGCGGCATCTACACGGACGCAGCCGGCGACTTCCGCCGCAGCTATCCGCGTAACCTGATACCGGTCATCCAGCCCTCGGGCTTGAGCAACGGGTATCTGCGCCCCGCTGACGGCATCAAACACTTCGCGGTTGGCCCCGGGGTAGACCGAGGCGGCATCGAGTGGAACGGCGTTCTCTACCGCGTGATGGGCACCAAGCTCGTCTCGGTAAGCTCACTTGGGAACGTGGTGGTGCTCGCGGACGTGGGTGGCACTGGTCAGGTGACCCTTGACTACTCAGAGACGCTGCTGGCAATTCTCTCCAGCGGCGTGCTGTACTACTGGGATGGCTCTGCGCTCACCAGCCTCACGCCTGACCCTGCCATGGGGCCAATCACGGACTTCTGCTGGGTGGACGGCTACTTCTTCTTAACAGACGGGAACTTCATCGCTACGACGAACTTGGTGAACCCGACCATCGTTCAGGCCAAGGCAACGTCCGAGGCTGACCCCGATCCCATCACGTCCATCCAGAAGTTTCGGAACGAGGTCTATGCGATTAACCGACACACCATCGAGCTCTTTAACAACGTCGGAGGGGACATTCTTTCCTTCCCGTTCGCACGCATCGAAGGAGCCCAGATACAACGGGGTGGAGTCGGAACGTACTCCTGCTGCGTATATCTGGATTCTGTGGCTTTCGTCGGAGGCGGGAGAAACGAGGGCATCTCGGTGTGGCTGGCGTCAGGAGCAAACACCGTCAAAATCTCTACCCGTGAGATTGACCAGATTCTGGCAACTTACACTGAAACTGCTCTGGCTACGACTATCTGTGAGGCACGGGTCTACAACGGACTTAACCATCTCTACATCCACCTTCCAGACCACACGCTAGTGTACGACGGCTCGGCCTCCCAGATTGCCGAACAGGCCATCTGGTTCACGCTGGCAGACGGTCTTTACGGCAACAGCAGCTACCGCGCACGCAACTTCATCAACGCCTACGACAAGTGGATTTGCGGCGACACGTCAGCTCCCAACTTGGGATACGCGGTGTACGACGTCTCCTCGCTGTGGGGCGAGCGCGTCGGGTGGCAGTTCGAGACCCAAATCTTCTACAACGAAGGCAAGGGCGCCATCTTCCATGAGCTTGAGCTTGTCGCCCTGACAGGGCGGGTCGCCTTGGGCGTGAACCCCACCATCTTCGCGAGCTACTCAGCGGACGGCATCACCTACTCGCAGGAGCGCGGTATCAGCGCAGGGCGCATTGGGGATCGCAACAAGCGCCTCACGTGGATGCGCAACGGTCGCATGGGCGACTGGAGGACGTACCGGTTTCGCGGGACAAGCGACGCGCACTTGTCTGTAGCCCTCTTGGAGGCGCGGCTTGAGCCGCTTGTGTGGTAAATGGCGAACTCCATCAAGCCAAACCGGAATGACCTTGCCAAGTTCTTGCCCGACCAGCGCCTCATCCGCGCCTTCGAGCAACTCTTCGATTACGTCCCAGCCGAAATCGACGCCAACACCATTGACTCGTATAACTCTCAGACGTCTGCGCAACAGGCGCTTGATACGGTTGAAGCTCTGCGCAGCGTCATCGAGCTCGCTTCTACAGCGCCTGCGCAGCAGGCTAACCAGATTGCTGAACTAGCCCAGCAGGTCGCCCTGCTCTCGCAAGCCCCACCGGTGGAGCAACGCAAGGCTCCCCGTTACGGAACCTTCTACGACACCACAACGCAGACGGCAGCGGCCATAAACACGGCGTACGCGGTCACGTTCAACTCAACCGACCTCAGCTTCGGCGTGAGCACTGGAACGCCTGCAAGCCGCATTTACGTTGATTCTGAGGGGGTGTACAACTTTCAGTTCTCCATACAGCTCGACAAGGTGTCGGGCGGCGTTGGGCTCTTTTACTTGTGGGCACGAATCAACGGCGTGGATCAGGCCAACTCGGCCACCCAGATTCGCCTGCAAGGAAACAATGCGGAAACTGTTGCAGCGTGGAACTTCGTGTATAAGATGACTGCGGGAGATTACTTGGAGTTGATGTGGGCCGTTGACACGGTGGACATTACCATCCAAGCCTTTGCCGCAGCCCCACCGGTGCCCGGAATACCATCCGCAATCCTTAGCGTGACCAACAACATCTCCTGACAATGGCTGTAACCGTCAAAAACATCATCCCGCCCAAGCAGGCCGAGGCTGCTGCGACAGCCCAGTATCAGGCATCGAACTGCAAGTGCATCATCGACAAGTTCACGGTGACCAACACCTCTGCGGCGAATGCGTCCATCACGGTGAACCTGATTACGCCCTCGGGGACAGCAGGCAACAGCAACAGGATTCTTTCCTCGAAGGTCGTTGTGCCCAATGAGACCTACACCTGCCCAGAGCTCGTCGGGCAGGTTCTTGAGTCCGGTGGCATCATCTCCACAACCGCAAGCGCAGCGACTTCGCTGACCATCATGGCTTCTGGGAGGGAAGTGACGTAATGAGTGAAGAAGTATCAGTGCCGGTAAACGACCAGATTGAGAACCTCGAAAGAGAACTTCTCAGTCTTCCGCAGGTTGAGTGCCCACTGAAACACAACTTCGCGCCTGGGGTGTATATGCGCGAAATAACGATGCCTGCCGGAAGTCTTATTATCGGCCATGAACATCTTACGGAACACTTCAACGTAATCCTCACTGGAAAAGCACGAGTGATGATTGATGGCGTCATTGAAGACCTTGTTGCGCCATGCTACTTCATTTCGAAACCGAATGTGCGCAAAGTTCTCTACATCGTTGAAGAGATGAAGTTTGCAACCATTCATCCAACTGAAGAAACGAGCGTCGATGTGCTTGAGCAAACATTGATTCGCAAAAGCAACTCATTCATTAAACACGAAGAAGCAAAAGCTCTGCTTGAGAGCACTTTAACCAAGGAGGACTAAAAAATGGCATTTGCAGCTATAGGAGTAGGATTGGGTGTTGGAGGAGCACTTGCAGCCGGCAGTGTTGGAGCGGCTACAGCCCTAGGCGTTGCAGGAACAGCCTTGGTTGGTGGAGGTTTGGCCGCTGGCGTTGCGTCGCAAGCCATGGCTTCTTCAAAAGCATCTTCAGCGGCAAAGGCTGCGGCTAATGCCCAGAAGAAGGGGCAGGATGCTGCGATTGCTGAACAGCAGCGTCAGTTCGATGCGATGCGGGAGATTCTTGCTCCGTATGTGACCGCAGGACGGCCTGACTTGACGCAAGCGTACGTTGGCGCTGGCCCAGGGGCGATTCGCCAAATGCAACGTCTTGCTGGGCTTGGCGGTGAAGAACTCCGTCAACAGGCTCTCTTTGAAGCACGCCAATCACCACAGTTCACGCAGCTCTCCCAGATTACTCAGTCAAACGTGGATGAGTATCTCAGAAACAGGGAGCAAGAGCTTGCGCTGTACAAGAAGTCAGCCGAGTACAAAAAACCAACTCTTGCAGAAGGGCAAAAGGGCAAAACGGCAATCAAACAAGCCCGTGAAGACTTGATTGCCAACTTCCAGCTTGCCACCGACAAGGGTATTCGTGACTTGGAGTCACAAGGTTTTCAGCAGCAACAGGCCATTCTGAACCCGATTCTTCAGGATCAGAAGTACGAGCAGATGGGTTTGGAGCAACAGCGCCAAGCCATTCAGCAGATTGAGCAGGGGCCGCTGTTCCAAGAGCTCGCCAAGCAGGGGGAAGCCGGTTTGCTCGCAACCGCATCTGCCACCGGTCGAAGGGGAGCTGAGGACACTCAGGCGATGCTCGGCAAGCTCAGGCCACAGCTTCTTAACTCGCTTATCGAGCAGCAGTACGCACGCTTTGCCGGTCTTGCAAACGTGGGTCAAACCGCTGCGCAGAACCTGCTCAACATGGGGCAGGCATCAGCCGCAGGGACTGCCGGCATGGGGATGCAGTCCGGTAATGCAATCAGCAGTCTTTTGGCACAACAAGGGGCAACGCAAGCCGCCGGCATTCAAGCCGCCGGTGCCGCTCAAGCCTCTGGAATCGCCAACATAGGAAACCTGTTGTCAGGCAGTGCTCAAAACTTTGCGCTCTTGAATAGCCTTGGCGCTGGTAGCACGCCTGGCTTAGGGCAGGGCGGGTTCTATAAAACTCAAGCTGCTGCAACAGCGGCTGGCGGCGGTGCTCCAGTGGCATACTCGGCGCCATCAGCCCCAGGTGGATATTCAGGCTGGTACATTCAAAGCTGATTCCTTATGGCTGACTTCAATATCCCAATCCCAGCGCCAAACACGTCCATGTTTGGCGGCAACCTCCTCCAAGGGCTCGCGGCCATTGAGGGGCTCAGAGCGTCCCGCGCACAGCAGGAGCAGGCTCAGATGTTGGCTCCTCTTGAGCTTGAGAGGGCGCAGCTTGGCATTCAGGCGCAACGCCAGCATATGGCACAGAGCGCGGCAGCAGCCGGTCGCGCGGCGTTTGGGTTCCAGCAACAGCTACAGGCGCTTCAAGCCGAGAAGCAAAGGAAAACGCAGGTTGCCACTGCCTTTGATAATTTCGTAAGGGCTGAAGATTCAGGCGTGGATGCAATCGCGCCTGCAATGGGAATTATCAACAAAGAGGAATACGACAGGCTGCAACAAGCAGCGCAGATTAGGCTTTCTCAGGTAATGGGAAAAATGGATCCCAACAATCCACAGCCAGAACTGGTTCAGCAGTTTGGGCAGTTGAGCGCCCTATTGCCTCCAGCCGAAGGCAAGAGATTTGATGACATCAAAAATGCTTTGCCCGACAAGTACCGCGATGGGCTGACGTCAACAATCAACGACGCATCTTTGCTTGGCTTGGGCGGTGAAAATGAAAAGGCGTTGAAGTTATTGGACGACCAGATTGAGGCGTTCGGAAAAGACCAAAACCCTGTGGCGCAGCGAATGTCGAAGGAACTTCAATCTGCTCGTGACAGGTTGGATGAAAACACGCCTGCAAAAATATGGGCGAACACGCTTTACGGTAATGCTCTCAAAAGCGGAGATCCAAAAAAGGCAGAGGCAGCAATCAACTTCCTCAAGGAACGTGCTCCTGAGCAGGTTGCAAAAACCGAGTCCGAGACAGCAAAGAACGAGGCTGCTGCTCTTAAAGACAGAATGCAAGCTGCCGCCGAGGAGGCAAAGGCGAAAGGGATTCTTCCTTCGGAAGAGAAGTTCAAGATGGAAGGTCAGCTTCGACAAGACTTCATCAAGAGCAAAACTTACGTAGACCAAGTCGCAAGGACAGATGCACTGTTTGCGATTCAAGATGCGCTTAGTCAGCAATCTGGCCCAGCAGACGTTTCCGCAGTTCAAGCATTCGTGAAGCTTGGTGATCCCAACTCGACTGTAAGCGTGACTGAAAGCGGACAAATCACAGGCGCTGATTTACCAGCAACAACAAGAACACTTTTAGAAAAATTGTTAGGCCAAGGGCTTAATAACATTGAAAGAGCCAAGTTGATTCAAGCGGCTCAAGACAGGTACAAGAACAATTCAAAGGTGTTTGAATCGCTTGCAAATGATACCACTCGGAATGCACTGGAGTTTAAACTTAATCCCAAAAACATCGTTTATCTGCGTGAGGATTTGATGTCTCCAAAGATGGTTGCTGACAGTGTTCTAAAGGCGTTGCGCGAAGGAAAGAAAGTGCCGGCTGAAAGCCTTAGGCCGGTTCAGCAAGGAAAGGAAATGTCTGTTGGAACACAGACGCGCCAAGAACAACTCAGGGGCAAGTCCGTTCCACCGCCGGTGCCGACAGGTGCTGCGCCAGCAGGAACTGGTATGAGCGCAATAGATGCAGCCATTCAGAAATACAGGAGCAAATAATGGCTACCATTGAAGAACTCTCAGATGCTCTGCTAAAAGCAGACAAGGCAGGCAATGTTGACGATGCTAGGATGTTTGCCGACGAAATCGTTCGGCTGCGTCAACTGCAAGGCCCACCGGCTCCTCCAGAGGCAGCACCCGCCGAGGCACCGCTGCCGTCTGCCGCCAGCGATGAGGCGATGATTGGGCAACCGGAGACGACGGTGGGAGGCATGGCCGGTGGAGCGTTGCGTGGACTCAGCCCTGCGGCTCTCGGGGCTGTTGGAGGCGCAATCATGGGTGGAGCACCCACAGGTGGCATTGGCGCCGTTCCTGGTGCCCTTATCGGGGCTGCTGGCATGACTCTGGCCGATCCGGTTGTTTCTGGCATCAACTCGCTTTTCGGTACGCACTACACGAAACCGTCTGATGCGCTAAACCACTATCTCACCCAGCTCGGAGTGCCCAACCCTGACACACAGGCGGAACGCCTTGCAGGAGCAGCAGCACGCGGTGTCGGTGAAGGTCTCGGTCAGGTCGGCCTTGGCAAGGCGCTCATGGCATCAGCCAGACCGGCGATGCAGGCAGCAGGACGGTTCTTGTCGGAGAAGCCTGCTGAACAGATAGCTTCTAGCGTTGGAGCAGAAGTTGGTATGCAGGCGGCTAAAGAGGCCGGCTACGGCCCTACAGCGCAGCTTCTTGCCGGTCTTGGCGGCGGCATGGGTGCTGGTATTGGCGCAGGGACTAAAATCGGCGCAGCTGCCGCTCTTCCAGAAGGCGCGGTACAGGCCGAGAAACGCGGCATTGAGACGATTACCTCCCAAGAGTTCAAGCCAGAGACGCCGCTTGGCAATGCACTGGCAAAGACCAGAGAGATTACACCGTTTGGAACTGGCTCGCTTCTACGCAAGCAAGAGAAGCAGCGGTCAGAGGCAATCCAAGATTTTGTGTCTGAATACGCTGGTGTTGGAAGCCCTACGCTCACGGAGGAATTGGCAAATCAGGCGCTTTCTCAAAGGGATAAAATCATCGGGAAACTTAGTGGGATGAAAAAAGAGGTGCTTAATCGACTATCTGCAACTGGGCCGCTTGTGGATATGTCTGCAACGGCCAAGAAAGCCGAGGACTTGGCGCTAAATTTTGAAAGAGTTAGTCCTACTGGAAACAAGGAGGTTATTGATGAACTCATCAATTTTGCGGATGAAATTGTTGGCAAGACGCCTGCGGACATTGAAGAAAGAAGAAAACTTTTTTTCAAAAAATTGAGCTCTTCAGATATTGGGACGACAAAAGACTCGGCTGACAAAGCTTACAAAGAGGTTTATACAGCGTTGAACCAAGACCTTGGCAACCATATCAAACAGTTTGGCAAACCAACTGATTTCACCAAGTGGAGTGTTTCCAATCGCTCTCTTTCTGACCTTGCAGATGATCTTAAGGCGTCCTCGTTTAACTCGCTTCTCAAGAAAGGTGATTTAACTCCTGAAATCGTTAACAACGTGCTCTTTACGGACAAGAAGAGCAGCATCGAAAGACTCTATAGAAACCTGTCAACAGAAGGGCGTGAAGTTGGAAGAGCGGCAATTATCACCCGTGCATTAGAGAATGCCACTGACCCGTCTGGCGTGATTGTGCCAAACCGGTTTGCAACCCAACTTGGGAAACTTGAAAACCAAGTCAACGTGTTTTTCACAGGTTCTGACCTAGACAGTGTGCAGGGTCTTCAGAAGGCTTTAAACTACACCCGCAGGGCTGGCGAGTTTGCCGCAAATCCACCAACTGGCGCACAGGCTGTTCCGTTTGTTGCGTTCTCTGGTCTTCAGAGTCAACTCGGACTTGTCGGAGCTGGTCTTGCCGCAGCACTGAACACCGGTCTTGTGCGCTTGTACGAGTCCAAGGCAGGTAGGAACCTTCTCGCCCAACTTGGCAGGGTCAAGAGCAACAGCAGTTCAGAGCGAGCGGTATTGACCAGTATCGCAAACTACATGGGCTCCAACAAAGACATCCTCAAGCCCAGCGAAGAACCACCTCAAGAGTAACACCATGTCATACATCATCACCTCCCCTTTCCCGTCCTTCAACGACACCGACGGCTCGCCGCTCAACAACGGTTACGTCTACGTTGGCTCCGCCAACCTGAACCCTGTCACCGACCCGATACCGGTCTACTGGGACGAGGCCCTCACCCAGCCAGCCGCGCAGCCCATCCGCACCATCAATGGCTACCTCTCGCGCAACGGCTCCCCAGGGCGCATCTACACGGCCTTCGTCACCTACTCCCTGCGCGTCACCAACAACAAGGGCGCACTGGTCTTCTCTGACCTCAACTACCGCGATCCCAGTTCAAGCGCCGGCAGCACCTACCAGCAGGTCATCACCGCCATCGCGGGGCAGACGGTGTTCAACCTCAGCCGCACCTACATCCCCGGCACGAACAACCTGTTCGTCTACCGCAACGGCCTGCGGCTCATCGTCGGTCAAGACTACACCGAGACCGGCTACAGCGAGGTCACGCTGACGGCTGGCGCAGACAACGGGGATGAGTTCGTCTTCGACATCGGCTATAACTACGACAGTGCCGCCAGCGTCGACGCGCAGGACGTCACCTACAAACTGCCTGCGATTGACTCGGTGTTCACCAACGTCGAAGCGAAGCTGGCGGAGACCGTCAGCGTGAAGGACTTTGGCGCGGTCGGGGATGGGACGACTGACGACACTGCGGCGTTCACCGCTGCGGCGGCGTATAGCTCACCGGTTCAGGTTTCCGTTCCTGTTGGTACTTACCTGCTCAACTCTTCTCCAGTGGCATCTTCGAGCGTTTCTTGGCTTGTCGATAGCGGCGCGACATTCACCGGCGCTGGGAGCATCGGCGGTTCTTCTGGAAGGTATTTGCCTCTAGCCAACCTGTCAGCACTTGTGACCGTTACCCAGTTTGGTGCAGTTGGTGATGGGATTGCAGATGATACAGCCGCAATCCAATCGGCGATTGATTACGTTGCTTCGCTTCCAAGAGGAGGAAGCGTTTACTATCCTTCAGGAAGGTATCTGGTAACCTCCCCGCTCACGGTTCAGACGCCTTACGTCAACCAGCGTGGTGACGGAATCTTCTCTTCGCTGATTGTCACAAACACCGATATCAACACGATGATTATCGGGTCAAACCCGATTGAGTCTCTTGAAGGAGTCGATGTTGTTGGGATTGGATTTTACCATTCCAATGCCGTTGGAAAAACCAAGCCGCATCTCACGCTTATCTCTGTTGAGCAGTCTGTTTTCAACGTGTGGATTGGCAATGGTCGATACGGGATTGTGACCTACGGCGGTCAGGGAATCACATTTGACCGTGTTTTCGCCCCAGGCAACTACGTTTCAGGCTCACCCACCTTGAACTCTGCCGAAGGCATCATGCTTCGGTCGGCATCCGAAGCGGTTGGGTACACCTTGGGAGCAACGGCAGTTGACTTGCCCACTGAGGTAAACTTCAACAGCATTTACATCAACGGCCCTTCAATGGCTGGGTGGCAGTACGGTGTTTCAATCTACGCTGGAGAACACATAACGTTCTCTGGCGACTTCTACGTTGGGCAGTCAACGGTCAACAATGTCCACATTGAACAGCAAGCTACGAACAAGCTCATTCTTGAGGTGAAACTTGAGAAGGGTGGATACATTGACGCCGCTGGAACGGCTGGTATTTGGATTGGTGGCCCTTCTGGCAACGGAAGTCAGTACATTGGATCGGTCAGCATCGCTTGCGACGTAAAAGGACAGAGCGGAGACGGTCTAAAGGGCATCTACATCGACGGAACTTCACGAGGAGGTAGTTTCCCTCAAGCTGTTCGCAACCTGTCTTTAACGGGCAACGTGAGCGGTTTTAGAGGCAATGGGATTGAGATTGGTGGAGGCGTGAATATTGACATCACTGGGGTCAAGGCTTGGGGCAACTCTTTCCTTGCCGCAAACCAAGGCTCGGGCCTTGTGCTTGGCCCAAGTGTAACCGTGTGCAATGTTACCGGAGGGCATTTTGGAGGCGGCACATACGGAGATGGCACGGGCAACCAAACATACGGTATCAGCGTGGACAATGCTGCCTTTCGCGTGACGCTCAATGGCGTTGACTTGAGAGGTAACCAAGCCGCCTTAAACTGGAGCAACAATGCTGATACTCGGCAAAACCAAGTGTTCAACTGCGCTGGATTTAACGGTGGAAGAGCTGCCGCCGCTCCGTCCATGGCAGCTTCAGCTACCAACTACACAAATCCGTTTGGATCTCCTGCTGCTGTGCTTATTTTTGGAGGAACTGTAAGCTCCATCAAGCTAAACGGAACGCAGATGTTCTCAACAACAGTGAATGCTCCAATTCCAGTTGGAATAAACGATGTCCTCAACATCACTTACACCGTAGCGCCAAGCTGGGTGTGGTGGCCACAATAATGCACCACTTGCAAAAACCTAACAACCTATGAGCAGCAAAGCATTTCAGAACGCAGACAAGCTGAACGAGATTATCTCTGTTATTCAGTTCGGAGCTGTTGGCAATGGCGTTACAGACGATTCTGCGGCTATTCAAGCCGCAATCGATGGCGGTGGAACAGTGCTTATTGATGTTCCCTGCGCTCATGCGTCTACAATCACGCTCAAGAACAATTCCAGCTTAAGCTTCGGCCCTGCTGGAAAGTTGATTTATACAGGTCCGCGCAATGGCGTTGCCGTGCAAACCGACCAAACAACGGTCGTGCAAAATGTGCGATGGGAGGGAATGCGTCTTGATGTGGGTGCTTCATTTACTGGCGTTGGTCTTGCCATCCACAGTGCCCATAACATCTACGCTGATGTCATAACGCTCAACATGAGCGGCACCACAAGCAAAGCCATAACCATTTACGCAGACAGCACAGGTGGCGAGAGCGCGTTGACGAAAAGAAATGTCACTCAGTGCGTCTTCGGCAGCATCGATATTCAGGGAACCTGCGGGACCGGAATCGAGACTGGCGGAGTAACTTCCGGATACGATGCCACACCGCAGGTTGTAACGCTTAACACCTTTGGAAGCGTCTTCATTCAAGACAGCAAAGTTTTTGGGCTGAACTTTGTGAACTGGACCGATAACAACATCTTTCCAGGGTATGTGCGTGTTGCAATATCCGCAAACAACGCAATCGGAGTTCAGATTGGCGGCCCAAGCGCAGTAACAAATCAGGGTGTCTACTCGATGACGTTCGGCCATCTTGCTGTTGACGCATTTGGCGTGCTCAGTGGTCGTATCGGCATAAAGATTGAACGCTCCAAGCTGACGCGAATCGTTGCCTTCTACTGCAATCCGGTTCCAGAGGGAGGCGTACTTGTCACAGAGGCAACAGCAATCAGTTACGACATTGACCGTCAAGTTGACTCCACGGGCGAGTTCATCAAGTACGCTCGCGGATTCTCCTACGTTGACGAGGCTGGATTCAATAGCACACCAGTGCTTTCGCTGGCAGACGACACCGCAACATCGGTTTACGTCATCAACCCGAATGACGCTGGCGCGTACCTTTGCGGTCTTGTAACTCTGGCCTCGAACTCTCAAAACGGAAACGGTCTTGGATGGTTCAAGGTCTATAAGGGATCAGGCGCAGGCTCACCTGCAATCAATAAGTATGCAGGAGATGCGTTTTTCAATATGCAAACAGGCCCTTTGACTGGCACAACAGGGCCAGACAACCGCATCACAGTCAGCGCCAACAATGATGGAAGGTTGTACGTCGAAAATCGAATTGGTGCCGCTGTAGAGATTCGCCTCTCCTTGCTTTCGACAAACCAAGCAAGCTAACCCCATGCACCACCTAGCCCACACGCTCATTGCTCTCGCCATCCAGTCGGTCATCGCCATGGTGACCGGAAACTGGTGGACTGGCGCGGCTGCTGGATCGGCGTACTTCGTGGGACGTGAGTACGCCCAAGCCGAGTACCGCAACATCGAGCACAACTACGGTGGGCAGCGTGCGAATATGCCCTTCTGGGGCGGTTTACAGCCCCGTGCGTGGACGCTCAAGGGCATCACTGACTTTGTTTACCCAACCGCTGCGGTCGTTGCCGTGGCGCTCATTGCAAAGCACACAACACACCCATGAAATACATCCTTGCACGTTTAATGGAGCCATCCACATGGCGCGGCATCATCAGCCTGCTAACGGTCTTCGGAGTTAGGATTGCGCCTGACCAAGCGGACGCTATCCTCACGGCCGGCGTGAGCATTTACTCAGCCATCAACATCTTCAGGAAAGAAAAACCGTGATTGCCGACATCTCGTTTGAACCCATGGTGAACCAACTTGTTGCTCAAGGACCGCTGGCGTGCGCGATGGCAATCGCTATCTGGTATCTCTCACAGAAGATCCGCGAGTGCGAGGACGACCGGAAGGAGCTGTGGAAGAAGGTGAGCGAAATCTCTGAGCGGTTCTTCACCGAGCACAAATGAACATCTCAGACGCGGGTCTAAAGCTGATCATTGATTTCGAGGTGGGCGGCGGTGAGGAGTACTACCGCAAGTTCCTTCAGAGCCCGACGTGGCCTGGGGAGCAAAGCGGCGTCACGATTGGAATTGGCTACGACTTGGGCTACGCCACATCGCAACAGTTCGAGGAAGCGTGGGAGCCACTTCTCCCTGAGTCCGACTATCTTGCGCTCACCGCCGCCCTCGGAGTCAAGGCCAACGCAGCCCGTGAACTGCTGCACGCCTCCCCAACGATGCGCTCGATTGTCGTCCTCTGGCAAAAGGCCGTCGAGGTCTTCCAAAATAACACCGTCCCAAAGTTCTACCTCCAGATGCTCCGCATCTACCCACAGGCAGAAGACCTGCCTGATGAGGCGCGGGACGCCCTTATCTCCTTGGTGTTCAACCGTGGAACGGCTCTCTCTGGCGAAAGACGCTCGGAGATGCTGGGCATCCAGAACGCCATGCGAGACCGCCGGTTCTACGACGTACCGGAACTCATCCGCTCGATGAAACGGTTGTGGCCTAACACCAAAGGTTTACAACGCCGCAGAGACGCTGAAGCAGCCCTCTTCGAGAAGGCTCTTGAGCCTAGGCGTAAGCGATAAACTCCAGTCCCTTGCCTTCAATCTTCGGGAGCATACCGTTCTCGTCGTAAATCCCTGCGCCCTTGGGGATAATGGTGTCCGGTGGCAATGCGCTGCCCATGGTTGCAATCGGTCCTGAGTCCGAATGAATTTTCGGAGCGAGGACAAGAAGACCGGCCTGAATGCCGTGTACACCGGTGAAACGCTGAACGAGAGTGTCGAAAGAGACTGGTTCCATGGGCAAATACGTTGCGAGAAAGCGTCTTGCGACGAAATGAAAAAAAGATGTTGCGATACGCAAAAAATGCGTACATCTTCATCCCCGCCATGAGCTACCAAATCGATGCGAGGCACATGGTCTTCCGGTTCGGGGGAAAGAACCTGCTCTGGAAGAAGTTGGTGTTGGCGGGTGTACTTGTGCAACCGCGAACAATATCAACATGGGTTCGCAGACGGAAAATCCCGCTGGATAAGTTCGCCGCGCTTGTTGCGTTGGCGCACAACGAAGGCTGGTCGCTCCGACTCGAAGACGTGTGCCATAAACTGAAAAGAGAACTAGAAAATGAACCTAAAAAAAATGAGGGACGAGATAGCCAAACGGCTAACCAAAATATCCGTCCTTGAAGATGAGATAAAGACGCTGGAGGAAGCCATTATGCAAGAGCATGGTGCGAACCTTCAGAACCTGCTGAAGGAAAGCGGACGCGGTTACGGTGAACTATCCACCGAGATTGACGGCGTGAAACTCAAGTACGAGGTCAAGGCGACGTACCTGTGGGATCAAGCAAAGCTGCAAGCTCTGTACGATTCCCTGCTGCGAGCAGACGCACGCGAACTCATCACGACCAAGCTCTCGGTGTCCGCCAAGACCATCGAGCGCATCGGCAACGAGGACGTCCTGCGTCGCGTTATGGAGGCGCGTACCACCAAGTTCAGTGAGCCCCGTATCACCTTCATCAAATGAGCCTGCGCATCATCAAAGCGGACGAGCGTCTCAAGCGCACGTCGGACTGCGTCAAAGCGGTTGTGTTCGGGCCTGCCGGTGTCGGCAAGACCTACCAAGCTCGCACGCTGGACGCCAAGACCACCCTGTTCGTTGACCTTGAGGCCGGTACGCTGGCGCTTGGCAAAGACTGGAAGGGGGATGTCCTGGACATCCGGGCAACGTCCAACGACATGGCGGCGCACCCGTGGGAGTTGGCAAAAGCCATCGCTCTCTGGCTTGGCGGGCCTGACCCAGCTGACGCCAACGGCAGTTACAGCGCAGCTGCCTACAAGCAGGTGTGCGAAGCCTTCGGCTCACCGGACAATCACAAGCAGTACGAGACGCTCTTCGTTGACTCCATCACCGTCGCAAGCCGGATGTGTTTTGCATGGTGCCAGACACAGCCGGACGCATTCAGCGAGAAGACCGGTAAACCCGACATCCGCGGCGCCTACGGGCTTCTTGGACGCGAGATGATCCGTTGGGTGACCCAGCTTCAGCACTGCCACAAGAACGTGGTGCTCGTTGGCATTCTGGAGCAGCAGGAGGATGAGCTCAAACGCAAGTACTGGGACGTTCAAATCGAAGGCTCGAAGACGGGCCGCGAGTTGCCCGGTATCTTTGACCTCGTTCTGACGCTTCAGAACTTTGAGGCCGAGGACAAGTCCCAGTACCGCGCCTTTGTCTGCCACCAACAAAACCCGTGGGGTTACCCCGCAAAAGACCGCTCCGGTACGCTTGAGCTTCAGGAACCCGCTGACCTTGGGAAGGTGCTCGCCAAGATTCGCGCAGGTAAACGCATCGACACCACAAAACACTAAAAACAAAAATCAAAAGTCATGTTCAATTCACAGTCAACAAACGTCGGGTCAACAGAGATGGAACTCATTCCCAAGGGAACAGTGGCGAAAGCCATCCTTGTGGTGAAGGAGCGCAAGAGCAGCCAGTCAACCGGTGGCGACTACCTCTCCATCGAGCTCGCCATCCAAGGGGGTCAGTACAACAACCGGCGCGTGTTCGGGATGGTTTGCAATCCCTTCGATGAGAACAACAGCGAGGCGTGGCGCCAGATGGGCATCGGAGCCATCACTCGCATTCTTGAGAGCAAGGGCGTCTTCAACTACGAAGACCCTGCCTCGTACGAGCAGTTCAACAGCGGTGATTTCAACCAAATCATCGAGGCGCTCAACGGCGCTGAGGTGGTCATCAAGGTCGGAATCGACAAGGGTAAAGACGGTCGCGCAGACCGTAACTCCATCAGCGACTGGGGTTCACCCAACCCGAGCAGCAACGGGTACAAGCTCTGGAGCCAAGCGCATGAGAGTGCGCCTGAGGCGAAAGCACCGGTGCCAGCAGCGAAGACCGCCGCACCTGCGGCGACGGCTGGCAAGAAACCTGCTTGGTTGAAGTAGCTAGTTTGTTTGGGGTTGTGGGGGCGGGGCAATAATGGTTGTCTCGCCCCCCTTTTTTGGGCTAAAACCAGCGGCAAATCTTAGCCGCATGGTGTGCAGGGAGATCCTGCAACGACGCTTTTTCATTTTTGCGTCAGTGAAACAAAGGCACTTATGATTTTACGACCAAGGCAGGCGCAGTTCGTTGACGCCTGCATCGACGCACTCGGCAAGTGCGGCAACACTTTAGGGATTGCGCCAACAGGCGCAGGTAAGACGGTCATGGGCAGCGCAATCCTTGCGCCGTTCGTGAAGAAAGCACCGGTACTCGTCATTCAACACCGCGACGAGCTTGTCACTCAAAACAAGGAGACCTTCAAGCGGTACAACGTCGGCGCGAAGGTGGACGTATTCAACGCGGAACGCAAGGCGTGGTCGCCAGGGGCGACCTTCGCCATGGTACAGACGCTGTGCAGGCCAGCGAACTTGGCAACGATGCCGAGTGGGATGTCGGCGCTGTTCTGTGATGAGTGCCATCACATACGGGCCGACACCTACATGAACATTGTGCAGGCGTTCCGCGAACGCTCGCCAGATGGGGTCATTCTCGGGCTTACCGCGACCCCCGAGCGCGGTGACAAGCAGGCGCTCACGGCGGTGTTCAACAACGTCGCCGACAAAATCACCGTGGGCGAACTCATCGCTACTGGGAACCTCGTGCCGCCGCGTGCGTTCCGCATGGACATCGGCCTCAATGACCAACTCCAGAGCGTGCAGAAGACCGGTGCAGAGTTCGACATGGGCGAGGTGGAAGCCATCATGGACAAGCGAGCGGTTCACTCGGAGATTCTGCGGCATTGGCGCGAGAAGGCGTCCGACCGCTCGACCGTGGTGTTCTGCTCGACCATCCAACACGCCCAGCACTTGGCTGAGGCGTTCCGCGAAGAAGGCATCTCGGCGGAGGCGGTACACTCCGAGATGTCCGACGACGACAACGCAACGGTTCTGAGGCGCTTCGACCAAGGCAAAATCAAGGTGCTGCTCAACGTGATGAAGCTGACGGAGGGCTGGGACTGCCAGCGTGTGGGGTGCGTTGTGTTGGTGCGTCCGTGCAGTCAGAAGTCGACCATGATTCAGATGATCGGGCGAGGGCTGAGACCGTGCATCGACGCCAAACGCTACCCTGGGGTGATTAAGAGCGACTGCATCATCTTGGACTTTGGCGCCTCACTGCTCACGCACGGCGACATCGACGCAGGAGACCGCCTGTTCGTGCGCCAGAGCGAGACCGGTGAAGCACCGATGAAGAAGTGCCCAGAATGCGGTATTCAGGTGCCGGCTGCGGTCAGCAGCTGCCCCGTGTGCGGCTACGTGTTTCCGGTTAGGGTCAACGGCATCGAGACAATCGAGTCCTTCGAGATGTCGGAGATGCAAATCATCGAGATGTCGCCGTTCCGGTGGGAGTCGATGTACGGGGACGCCGTGCGCATGGCGAACGCGCTCACTGCGTGGGGCGCGGTCATCAGGCTTGGTGAGGTGTACAACGCCATTGGCGGCGTCACCGGAGGCGCGGTCACCATCATCACGCGCACCAACTCCAAGGAGCTTGCGCTTGCTCAGGCTGACGACTTCCTTCGTAGCAACGGTGATAGAACGAACTCCCGAAAGACACGCAGTTGGATTAAGCTGCCACCAACGGACTCGCAACTGAAGCATATGGCTGATGTTCCGATGTTTGGGATGTCGCGCTACCGCGCAAGCTGCGTGCTCACGTGGAAGTTCAACGAGGCACGCATAAAAAAAGCGATTCTTGGCTAAAGGACTATGGAAAACCAACCGAAAGACAACGTATGTACAGCAAACTGTGGCGGGAGGTCATCCTCCCCGAGCTCATCGACAACAAGTTCCGTCAACCATCCGGAGCACTACAACCAGCACCCAAGTGGTGTAGAGTGTATCGAAATTGCAGAAAACATGGTTTTTCCTTTGGGGAATGCCGTGAAGTACGTTTTCAGGAATCAAATAAAGCACGAAAATCCAACACTTGATTTAAAGAAGGCTTTGTGGTACATCTCCAGATATGTGGAAACTTTATCCATCAAAGCCGGAATACGAGGTATCAATTTTTGGTCAGATAAGACGCGTTTCGAATGGAAGAATAAGAAATCCAGTGAAGATAAAGAGTGGATACATGACGTGTATGTTCTCATCTCCGAGGCAATTACTGTATGTGCATCGAATGGTACTGGAGACATTCGTAGGGCCATGTCCGAGTGGATGCAATGCATCGCATTTGAACGGCAATCGAGAAGACAACCGGTTGGAGAATCTGAAGTGGGAAACTCATCTGGAGAACTGTCGCAGGAAATGGGTTCACGGAACATCTTATCATGGGCGACAAAATCCGATGGCAAAACTTTCGGATGCTCAAGTTCAAGAGATCAGAAATCTTGCAATGAATGGGGTATCCCAAACGAAATTAGCGAAATTATTCTCCGTATCCAGAGCAACAATATACAGAATCTTAAGTATGATATCGTGGCAATATCAAAATATTTAATGATTGAAAAGCCATGCAGTAAGTCACTTGCAATTCTTTATTTATGGAGAGCTCACAAAAGCGAAATTGAAGCTGATAAAATCAAAGAACTAAACAATGCTGCATGGCATATTCAATGCGAAATTTCAACTGCAACAACAACAACAAAATGAAAAACAGACTAGAACAAGAAGCCACCGAGCTTCTGGCACTGACGGAAACACTGCTTCAGTCGCACCCAAACCGGCGTGCGTTCGAGGCGACATTCAAACGCATCGAGGCCGAAATCATGCGCCTCAGAAAGGAGAGCAAATGAGCGGTCTGCCAAGCTGGTACGATGGGTGGCTTACGAACGACGAGAGCGAAGCCGAGAAACAATGCCGTTGCGGCAATGTCATGGAGTGGAGCGTGCGCAGCGAGATGTGGTTCTGCCCTGACTGCGACAATGTGCCAAACGAGGAGGAGACGAAATGACCAACGAACAAATAAACGCCGCGATTGCACAGGCGTGCGGGTGGACGGACATTGAAGAATGCACCTGTGGGTTCAAGACCAGAGGTAACCCGCCTTGGTATTCAGCGCACAAAAAACACATACCGAACTGCTGCAACGACCTCAACGCCATGCACGAAGCGGAGGAGGTGCTTGGGTCTGAAGCGTTGTTTGAAGCCTACTACCTCAAGCTGTACGATGTAACGCATTCCACTTTATGGCCTATCCGCGCCACCGCACGCGAACGTGCAGAGGCGTTTCTGCGGACGCTAGGGAAGTGGGAGGAGGGGGCGGAATGAGCGAGCAGGAAATCAACGAGGCCATCGCTGAAGCGTGTGGAAGGGAGAGGAACCCAGACGGTGGTTGGTACCCCGACAACGGATTACGAGTCGGCACGCAGGCCATTCCAGATTATTGCGGCGACCTCAACGCTATGCACGAGGCGGAGAAGGTGCTGGATGAGACGCAGGCCGAGGATTATGAGGAACTACTTGGGGAGTATGGGTTTCATTCAACCGCCCGCCAACGCGCAGAGGCGTTTCTGATGACGCTTGGCAAATGGGAGGAGGTGCAGGAATGAGCGAGAAACAATGCCCATGCTGTGGAGGCAACGGATGGGAAGGATCGGACTGTCAGCAACAACGCTGGATTCCGGTGCTAGATAGAGTGCCTGAACTTGGAGTTGATGTGCTTGTGTTGCAGCGTAGCGGTCAGTGCGAGGTTGCATGGAGACACGTTGTTGACGGCAATTGGATGTCCTATGCTGCACTTGGCGAAATCACCCACTGGATGCCATTGCCACAACCACCGAAGGAGGTGCAGGGATGAACGTTATTGTAGTAACCAGCAAGCGTGGAGACATCCATAAATATATGTCGATTGCTCGTCTTGCGATTGCGTATGGCGAATGGAGTGACGAGACACACATCATCATGTCCGAACTGCTTGAGGTGCTGTTTGAGAAAAACATCATTAACGGAGATGACCTAATTAGGATGCTGAATATGTACGATGCAAAGAGCATTGAGAAGGAGGTGCAGGGATGAGCGAAAATGATTTAATGTTCATGCCAGACAGCATGATTGCAGGAATGCTGATGCACATTTCATTGGAGATGCATCACAACCATCGCGCTCTGATAGATGAGGCTCGCAGAAGGCTGGCTGTACGCCATGAACTGAACAGGATCGCACAGCAACAACGCTGGATTCCGGTCAGCGAAGCTCATCCTCCAGCGAACAAGATGGTGCTTGTTTGCATTGGCAGGTGGTATCACTTGACGGTGTCTTGCATCGACCAGTTTGGGGTGTGGAGAGGCTACCTGCCAACCCATTGGATGCCGCTTCCGGAGCCGCCTGAGGAGGTGCAGGGATGATCAACCCCGACGAGATACGGGCGATTGTTGCCAAGTGGCAACGGCAAGGACTGGTAAGCGTGGAGCAGGTAAAGCAGGTGGAAACAAAGGAGCGGTTGTCAGTTGCAAACTGCAAGGAGTGCGGTGCTGTCTTTAAACCCAGGACAAGTAGGAACATCCGGTGCAGCGCAGCATGCATACGCAAGGCTAGGCTAGAGAGTAAACGTGCAACCGCAAAGCGATGGCACATCAAAAGAAGACTACAGAGACTACAGGACAGATAATATGATTGTAATGCCAGCAAATAGCACAGAAGAGGAACGGAACAAGCGACAACTGACGTTTGCATGAAAATACTCGCAACCGTATTCGCGATCATCGCAATCGTTGACACCATGAAACTATACCAACAGGAGGACAAAGCCTCCGTAACCGCGTATCTGCTGGTGCTGCTATTGGCAGTCTTCGGCATCTTTTACGCAATGAAGAACGACGAGGAATGAGCATCTTCAAAGCAGAGACAAAGAAGCAGACCGGCAACGAGCCAGCTCAGGCAGCAATCGCTTCGGTGCTGGATGCGGCCATACTCAAGCGGCAGGCCGAGCAGCAAAAGCGGGATTACCTTGGGGCATCCCGTTGGGGAGAGACGTGCGAGCGGCGCCTGCGGTATGAGTACGAGCACACACCGGAGGACGAAGGATCCGGCTTCTCACCGGAGGTGCTTCGCATCTTTGACATGGGGCATGACGGAGAGGCCCGCATGGCGGACTACATTCGCAAGGCAGGGTTCGACTTGCTAACCGAGAAGAGCGACGGCCATCAGTTCGGTTTCCGGGCTGCGGACGGGCGCCTAGGAGGCCACATCGACGGCATTGTCGCTGGCGGCCCAACCATCACCGGCGTTGAGTACCCGCTCCTTTGGGAAAACAAGGCGCTCAACGATAGGTCGTGGAACGACACCAAGAACAAGGGCGTCAAAGTTTCAAAGCCGGTTTACTACGCCCAGATGCAGATTTACTGTGCGTACCTCGACATCCCGTCTGGCGGGATGTTCACGGCTCTCAACCGCGACACCGGTGAGGTGCTCGTTGAGCTTGTCCCGTTCGACGCGCTTGCCGCGCAGGAAGCTTCCGACCGCGCTGTGCGTGTCATTGACGCGTCTTCGCCCAGCGAGCTCTCTCGCATCGGCAAGGACAGAACCGACTTCCGGTGCAAGTTCTGCTCGTTTAAGGGGCCATGCTGGGGAGATGTCTCCACGCCAGCCCAACCATCCCAAGCCATCAAGGCAACCAAACCATTCTGGCTTAAGTAAGCCACCACTACCCAAACAAAATGCAGCCATTGACAGACCGTCGTGGCTTGGTGGATTTACACCAAGCCCAAGAGCACCTTCTTCTCATTTTTGGCGAGAGGGACTGGAGAGAGAACGAGTTCGTGTGCGTTCGAGGCATCGGCGAAAAAGGCACCGAGCAGGAGGGTGTCTTTCGGGAGGACATCTTCGTTGAGCCAGCCAAAGAGGGCTTTGGCCCAGTATTGTCTGCCGCCGAGCGGTGGGCACAGTACAACGTGGCGACGTTCGTCGTCCCAGGCATCTTGTCCGAGCGCAAGGCAACAAGCGCCAACGTCGCACGGATGCGCTCGCTGGTGGCAGACCTCGACAACGGAAATACCGACGAGAAGATGCGGGCCATCACCGAGCAGCTTGGCGAGCCTTCGCTGGTGGTTCTGAGCGGTGGAACAACCGAGGAGGGAACTCCAAAGAGGCACGTCTGGTACCAGCTCGATGGAGAGATTCCAGCCGAGCAGGCGATCCGTATGCGGGACGCGCTTGCCAAGGTAAGCGGCGGGGACTCAGCGATGGGCCTTGGGGTTGACTCAAACCCGTATGGCCGCGCTCACCAACCAATCCGCTTGGCCGGAAGCGTTCACGCGAAGAAGGGCACGCCGGTTCAGACCGCCATCGAATGGAGAAGCGAGACCGTGCAGAACGCTGCCGCGTTCACCGAGCGTCTTCGCTCGCTATTGCCACAGGGCTCTATTGCGCCGGAGGCGGGGCTCTTCGGGGCCAATAGCACCAACGCGCTCCCGAAGGAGCCAGCCCATCAGCGCGACGTGTACGAGGGCGCTGCCAACGGGGAAACACGCTGGGACGCGTTTAACAGCGTTGCAGGGGCGAACCTGGGGCTTGTGCGGCGCGGGATGATAACTCTTGAGGAAGCCCGTGAGCAGACCCGCGGGTGGATGCTTCAGCGGATGCACCCAGCGTGGACGGACGCGCGCTTCGCCTCGGAGTGGCAGGGGCTTGTCAACGCAGACACGCGCCGAAACGGGAAGGTTGAGACAGCACCGGCAACAGCGCAAGCGACGGCCCGCGCTCTTCCGGCGTCCACGCCGGCCGAGTCATGGTTTGAGGCATGGCAGGCGCACCGGTGGATTAAGTGGCCAAAGCCAGAGCACACTTACTTGGTTGAGGCGCTGGTCGTCAAAGGCGAGCCGCATCTCTTCATCGCCGAGGGCGGCGCAGGCAAGACCGGTCTCATCGCTGACTTGGCTCTCAAGGTCGCAGCCCAACCAGAGTACGCCGGGGACTTGGACTGGTGCGGGCAGCGCATCACCAACGGTGGAACCGCGGTGCTCCTGCTATGCGAGGACAGCCAGACCGAGATGCACCGGCGGATCCTTGAGATTGACCATGGCGGGCTAATCACAAAGGCAGGCCGGAGGCTTGTGGTTATACCGCTCTCAGCAGTTGGCGGGGCATTCCCGCTTGTGGAGCGCGATCCCAAGAGCGGCTCACCGATAGCCTCGCCGAAATGGGAGGCCATCATCACTGAGCTTAAGCGCATCCCAGACCTCTGCCTTGTGGCAATCGACACCTTCAACGCGGTCTCCCACGGGGACGAGAACAACGCTCTGGCGGTGGCCGAAATGATGCGCGAGGCAGGGCGCGTGTGCGGGGAGCTCAAGGCAGCTCTCATGATTACACACCACATCCGAAAGCCCGGCAACGAGCCAATCCGAACGCTCAAGGACATGAAGAACTCCATCCGCGGGAGCAGCGCCATCCCGTCGTACTTCCGAATCAACTTGGGGTTCTGGCACGCGACCGATTACGAGCGCCGCATGAAGGGGATGGCTCTAGCGCCGCGGGTAGACTCTTGTTACCGGTTCGGGGTGCTCAAGGCCAACATCAGTGGGCTCATGCGCGGCGAGCGCACACTGCTTCGCGACGGCAACGGCCTGCTCAAGGACGTTACGAAGCTGGACGTGTACAGCGCCATCAACGTGACTGAGAGGCTTGCATGGCTTGTTCTGGCGGTGCGGGAGGCGGCTGGTAACCTGCATCCGTACACGCTGGGGAACAAGAACGCAGCCAACGGGCTTTACAAGCGCCGCTCTGAACTTCCACCGGTGTTGCGCGCAGTTGGCGCAAGCGAGTTTGGGCACCTCATCGAGGAGGGGCTCCAGAAGGAGCTCATCGTCTCGTGCGCGGTCAAGGGCAGTAAGGCGAAGAGCTACCTCGATGTTCCTGGGGGGCTTTTGGCTTCGGATGAGACCGGTGCGGCTATCCAAGCGGGGGCGTATGCGTCTGTTCCCGACTGGAACGAGTACGCCTTCGACGCCGAGACCGGCACCTGCGTCGGCAAGGCCGGTCAAGCGGCATGGGCTACCTTTTCATCCAAGGGGGCGCAGGCTTATGGTCAAGATCAGATGGCTGAACCACCGGATGAAGAGTTGGATGAGGAGTTGGATGAGGAGTTGGATGAGCCACCGCATGAGCCAGAGGCACCGCCAGCATTGCCTGCAATGCGGTCTCGATTCGCTCAAGGCGAGCGGATTGGTCTGCCGAGAGCCGCTCGACCATCTTCTCCAGATGACGAATAGTCTCATCCCGACTCGCCAACGTCTTTTGAACGGCTGTGTTCGCCTCGAGCGCAGCCTTCAAATCCGCCTTCATATGGTCAGCTTCAGTGGTGGTTTCAGCGGCCTTCGCACGCTTTTTTGCACGCCATTCACGGTAGTATTCTGCTCTCATTGTAAGTTGCTGTTTTTTAGTTGGTTGTTACTGTTGCGCAAAACGCGCAGATTCATGTTTGCAAAGTTCGCAAAGTTTGTGAAGCGTTTTTTACAGAGTATTTTGCGCGAGATGTGCGCACTGTTGCGCGAGAAAATCAAAAGCCCAAAAAACAGCCCAAAAAACAGCTTAAAAACGACCCTTGTAAGTCGTTCATGTTCAACGGGGCATGGCTTGCACAACAATCGTGCAAGAAAGTTCGCAAAGTTCACAAGCATTGCACCATGCCATTCTACAGAGATTTTGCACCACTTTTGCACGACACTTTGCGCAATTGCGCAACAGATTTTTTTTCGCGTTGAAAAAAACAGCAAAAAAGGACGCTACGTAAGTGCCTGAAAACCGTATGATTTGCGAAAGAAAACCGATGTTTGAGGACATGAGCCCTTATATAGAGAGTAGCGTACTCATCGCTTACGCTCTTCCTACTATCCCCTCTCTCTTCTCTCAGTCGACCGCGTTGCTGCCTGAGAGGAGAGGGGATACTGCTTCGCAGGATACTTCCTCTATATCGACCGTTGATGGCCTTGTTTTTTTTGGCTGTTGTGTTTGCTGACCGTTTTATCCCCCCGCGCCGATTTCATTGTATACAATCCCGATAGACTTTTATGACCTTCACTTTCTTCGTTTCCGGTACGCCTCGTCCGCAGCCAAGACCGCGCTTTGTGCGTGGGAGAGCGGTGTCCACCTTGGATGCGGGCTCCAGTGCGTGGAAGGCGGCTTTGCGTGCGTGCGCGGGCCATGTTTTGCAGCGGGCGGGGAAGACATCGGAGTCTCTTGGGCTGCGTGAGGCGATTTCGATGGAGTTGACGTTTAGCTTCTCGACCGGTGAGGAAGACCGGTTTGGGAAGCCGCACACGCACAAGCCGGATGCGGACAACTTGGCGAAGCTAGTGATGGACGCGCTGGTGGATGGCGGTATGTGGGTGGGGGATGACAGCCGAGTGGCGGACTTGACGGTGAGGAAGCGGTGGTGCGCAGCTGGTGAAGAGGGCGTGAGCGTGAGCGTGTACGTTGACGCACCGGTGCAGGAGCAGGCAGCGCCGGATTGGTTGGGGTGAGATTTGTGAAAAGTTTTTCTAAAGGAGACAGAACAACTGACCGAAAGAACAAGCAATGTGGATACTGCCAAAATCACTCATATCAGTCTCTGTAGCGGATACGGAGGAATCGACCTTGGACTTAGACGCTGCATCCCAAGCCTGCGAACGGTTGCTTATGCGGAGATCGAAGCGTTCGCAATCGAGCTCCTACTTGCGAGAATGGAAAGCGGGTCGCTTGATGCGGCTCCTATCTGGCCTGATCTGCGATCCTTCCCGTGGGAGAGCTTTCGAGACCGCGTGGACGTCCTCTCTGGAGGTTATCCCTGCCAGCCATTCAGCGCAGCCGGTAAGCGACTCGGAGCAGACGACGAGCGGCACCTCTGGCCTGCCATCGCAGATGGCATTCGGATTCTGCGACCAAGAGTCTGTTTCTTCGAGAACGTCGAAGGGCACATCTCTCTTGGACTGCGAGAAGTCATTGCAGAACTGGAAGGACTCGGTTACCGCACGACGTGGGGCATATTCAGTGCGGCTGAAGTCGGCGCACCGCACCAGCGAAAGCGGGTGTTCATCTTGGCCTACCATCAGAGCATCGGAATACAAAGGATGCGGCCCACTTGGAAGCAAGAGTCACAGTTATCGAGTCAGCAAGTTTTATTTAGATGCAGTGGCACAGGAGAGGACTGGCGCGACGGGACGACTGAATCCGTCTTGGTGCGAATGGCTGATGGGGGTTCCGATTGGGTGGACAGAATGCGTTTACTGGGGAACGGAGTAGTGCCAGCGACCGCCGCGAGAGCGTTTGAAACCTTGATGAAAGAACTTTTATGAACCTGATGAGAATCAACCCAAACGAGATACGCTCCATTGTGGGCAAGCTGGTGGCGCAGGGCAGAGCGGTTGTACCGCCCGAGAAGCCCAAACGCGCCAAGTACAGCGGACGCACCCGTGAGCAGAACAAGTTGCGGGTCATCGCGTGTGACCAGTGCGGCAAGAGATTCATGAAGAACTGCTCGGTGCACTTGCGGTGCAGCAAAGAGTGTTCGCGCAAGGCCAACATCGAGAGCGTGCGCGTGTGGTTTGTTGCGCGGGGTCTGCGGGGCAAACCGCTGGCGGATTATGCGTGCGACAACTGCGGCACGGTGTTCAGGAAGATCAACGCAGGTCACCGGTTCTGCGGGGCGGAGTGCCGGCGAGTCGGGAAGAAGTTTTCAGCAGCAACAACAACCAAAACCAAACCAACCAACCATGGTCACACCAAATAACGACGAGCACAGCGAGCCAGCCTACACCGCCGGCATCCACGACACGGGGCTACCGGTGATGGAGCCCGAGGACATCATCCGCAACTTG